GGTTTCAGCCTGTCCGCGCGTTGTGCTGAATACCTGACTGCCAGACCACGCTACGACCGCACAGGGCACGCTGACGGTCTCTGAACGGTGGCCTGCACCAATGGGCAACGAAGCCCACTGTGCGTCAACCGTTGTCTCAGGAACCTCGTCCTCATCTGCAAACCCATAACCCCCCACAATGACGTACACAGGCGGGTCATACTGCGTGCTCGCTGGCCCGTCATACACAGGAATTGTCAGCCCACCAGGGGGGCACAATCCAGTGCCGGCCTGCAAGCTTGTGACGACGTAATCAATAAGGTCAAACGCCCTTGTCCCAGCCATAACTAATTCACCTGCTGGTAGCGGTTCAACATTTCACGCACACGGTTAGGCATCGAGAAACCCGAACCAGGTACGTAGTCATCGGTGCCTGATCGGCGAATAGACCCACGCTGTGTAGTCCAAAGGTGACGCACCAGCTCAAGGACTGCGTGCGCAAGATCGGCGGGGATGATTGATCGACCAGCAACATAGGTCACGCTAATGTTGTTGAAGTTAGCGAAGTCCACGTCCCCACCCCACGTGTACGCGGTGTAGCCACTGGTGCGCGTCAGCACACCTGACTCATTGTCCACAGAATAAGACGTGGAGGGCAAGGCGCTCCCATTCTCAAGGCACGACGTGATCGAGATGATCGGTGCCTGCTTCAACAACACAGTGGTGCGACCACCGTTATGCGTTTCCGCGGTAACAGTCCTGCGAGACAATGGCCCGACGACGCCCTCAATCAGACCAGTCGCGGCCAAGATGTAAGCACGCAGCTCGTCGTCGTCAACAACGCTGGACTCCACAATGTTCAGGTGCGACTTGACCTGGGACAAAGGCAGGGGCGGTGAGATCGTCAAGTCATCGACATTGAACGATTCCTCAAGGGTGCCGGCGTTCGTGCCAGTGGCCACCCAATACACACCGTAGTGACCAACACTGGACGGCGTGTAATCAAAGTGGTACAGGCCCGCGCCACTGTTAGTAATGGACGGCGTTGCCGTGGTGCCATCGGGCAGGATGACAGTGGCAACAACAGCGGTAGCGTTTTGCAGTGTGCCCGCGCTGTTGTAAATGCTCAACGTCAAACGGATGTATCCGCTCACACCAGAAGCCCCTGCGTAAACCGGCATCGTCAGCTCCTCGTTGTCAAAGTAGGTTTAGTGCTCGAACCGTAAAGACCAGCCACCTTCGCGGCGTTGCCATAAAGGCTGCCTGGTGTAGTGATCAACAATGTTGCGGTCGCGGTCGCGGTCACACTCGCAGTGGCATCAATAGTTGTGACCGCGATAAGTGAAGCCGTCGCACTCGCAGTCGCACTCGCACTCGCAGCCAAAGCCTGCGACTTGTTGAAAGTCGTTGCGCCAGTCGCGGTGATCGTGCCCGCGCCATCAACAGTAACCAATGGGCGGATACTGCCGTCAGCGGTACCAGTCGCGGTGATCGTGGCGCTCGCAGACATTGCCTGCGTGCTCGCCATCGATGCAGTACCAGAAGCCGTGACCGTGGCAGAAGCATCAACAGTGACCACAGACGTAACATCGGCAGCAGCCGTACCAGAAGCGGTAACACTGCCACTCGCAGACATTGCCTGCGTGCTCGACATAGCAGCCGTGCCAGAAGCCGTAACGCTGGCACTAGCAGCCAACGTGCGTTGGTTAGAGGCAGCAGCCGTACCCGTAGCGGTACCCGTGGCAGTGGCCTGCAACGTCCTAGCGTTAGACATTGCCGCGGTGCCAGTCGCGGTTGCGGTTGCTGTTGCTGACGCTGTGTGAGCAGTACCGCGCGTTGGGTAAGCGGCGTTATCAAACTTGATGTTGTCAACAGCCGCCCCAGCAGTTTCACCGTTACTGGAGCCACCGTAAAGAATGTCAAATGAACTGTATGCAGCGGTAAAAGTTAGAGTTGTGTCCGCAGTCGTGCCATTTATGTTTGTGCCCTTAAACAGTTTTGTTTCAGTGATACCGGCAGCGGTTGCTTTGACTTGAACCCTGAACCACTCATTGTCCGGACACGCGCCACTAGAAGATGCTGTTCTAACAAGGTTTTCATTTACCGTGTCATAAGTTTTTATTTCAAGTGTTCCATCGTTTTTTATTAAAACCCAAGAATACTCAAAATCAGTGTTGTTACCAGTGATGAGAAGCAGCATTGCATCGGTTGGTGAACTTCGCGTGTAAACGTAACTATCAAAATAGTAAGTGTTGCCGGTAAGTGAATTGTTTGATGAGTCAGTGATTTCGTACAAGTTAGCAGTATCGTTCGGGGGACGATAGCAACCCGCACCCTCGTAAGGCGTTGGCGATGAAGTAACGCGGTTAACGGTTGCGGCGAAAATGTTTTTAAGTTTGTACGAACTGCCAGATTCAGCCGTCCAATACGCACCATTAGCAACGCTTGTGTCGTTCAACAACCACTGTGCAGAAGCCATCAGATAACTCCTAAGCGGTTAGCGTGTCAGCGATCTCGGTCAATACTTCTGGCGCGGTCAGCGTTGTGTCCGCATAAGTCACTGCCGCCTCGGTCAGGATTGTGGCGTAATCCAAACCCCACGCTGAACGAGTACGTTCCTTGATCGTTGCCAAGTCCACAGGGACAAACGCGGGCGGTGGCGAGATGTGGGCAACAGCCAACTCCAACGCAGCCAACCGGATCGTGCGCAAATCCGTCACGTCAGCGTCAGCCAAAGTTTGTTGCAACAACGCAAGAACCTGGGCCTCATCCATGACTAGGCCGCGATTGGTGTGAAGGCCAAGGTGAGCGAGCTCATCGACAACGTGTCACCATTAATAACAGACTTGGAAGCAGTCAACGCAACAGACCACATAAAGTTGCCAGACGTTGACGCATCCCAAAAACTGATGTGACTGATCGTCTCAGTCGCAGTCATCGACCACGTTGAAGCCATAGACGTCATCGCCATAGACCCAGCCGAAGCCGCACTGAACGTGGGCTGAACCCGCGTGGTCACAGCAGAAGCATTAGCGGTACCAGCAGACCCAGGGTCACCAGTGTGCAGCTTCACATACAAAACACCAGCAGTGAACGTGGTGCCCGTACGGCCAATCGTGTTCAGTAACTTGTTAGCCGTGTTATCGGCAGAAAGACCAACGGTCATTTCGTTTCCTCATTCTCAATAGTGGGTTCAGCGTGTGTAACTTCCATCGTTGCCGTAGCAACCAACTGCGATAAAACAGTGAACTCATTGGGGTCAGACATCCTCAGTCCCTTCATCAGCCTTCACAGCCGCGCGTTGTTGGCGGTGCAGGTCAGCGGTCAACAGGTGTGACTTGTGGTGCCCAACCTCAACACCAGTGTGAACAAACGTCTTGAACCCTGACTCCAAGGCACGCAGACAAAAGGTAATGTCCTCACCCACTGGCCGGCCACCCATCTCAGTTTCCTGAAACCAAGTAAAAGTCTTGTTGTAGGCGCGGGTCCTAATCGCCTCAAGTGCGCTGCGGTGAATCAGCAGAAACGCCGCACCAGTAGCGGCAACAGGGATCACAGTGTTTGGTTCAAAGTCATGCATCCGGACCGTGGTGATCCCACCCTCAAACTCGGCGAGCTGATAGATCGTGGGGAATAACTCACCATTGCTGGCACCAAAGCACAGGCCACCCACGATCGGAGCATTAACAGGGTCAGCAACAGCCAACAACTGCTCAAGGGCCTCGGGCTCCCACGCCATGTCGGCGTCAATCCACCACAACCAGTCCGCGGTGTAATCATCAAGGAAACGCTGCGTCACAGTGTTGCGCGAGGCAGACACGTTGGCCGATGACCAGTCCTGCTCAATCCCCACAATGCGCCGATGCAATCCCTGATCAGACATCAGGGACATAATCAACGAGTGCGTGAAGAACGCTGAGACTTGACCTGGGTGAATGTAACCAATGACCACGTTATCGATACTGGTCAGTTTTGGCTTATTTGTTTTCGCTTTACTAGGCATACTGTTTGGTCCCTACTTTGTTGGTCCCAGAACTCGCACCAAAGTTAGAGGCTCGTGGCTTAACCCTGGTGCGAGTCCTAGATAGTGACTAGGCCTTCAAGAAACGGAAGGCATTCAAGTCGGTAACGTTGGAGCCGACGCGCTTGTAAGCAACAAGTCCACGCTGACCCAAAGGCAGACCAGAACCATCGACAACGTTGGACACAAACTCCACCGTCGTACCAAGGCGGTCATAGATCACGAACTGGCTGAAGTCACCCAGGATGGCCATGACGGTTCCTGAAGTGGTGGCCGAGCTCATGTCCGAGCTACTGATGATTGGCGAACCAAGCAGTGACGTGTCAGCAGGCGGAAGCAACTGACCAGCAGCCGAAGGGTTAGCAATCTGGCGAGTCGTGTTGAACCACGCCTTGTTAGCAACCCACGTGGAGTTGTCTTCGTAGCGAGGAGCAACAGCGTTGACCACGGCGAACACGTCAGCAACAGAAGCCGAAGTGTAGGAACCACGAGTCGTCGCGGTGACAGTTGAGGCAGCAGTCGCAGAGATCGCGGTGACGATTCCCTTAGGTGCACCCGAACCGGAACCACTGATGAACGCGGTGCCTTCAGCGTAATCAAACGCTTCAGCAATCAGACCAGGCAATTGAGCTTGAAGATTGGAATCCTCAAAGATCTCAAAACTGCCCGTGAGATAGGCGGCGAGTTTGCTGGCCGTGATTTGGGGATTGGTGAACGAAGGAGTGCCGTCAGTAAATGCAGAACCTTCAGCAACAAAATACGTGGTAACACCAGAAACAGTGACCAGGTTGAGCACGTTTTGCGTACCCTGGACAACGCGGGCCACCGACCGGATCGGGTTACGTGTTGCCGTACCAGTCTTGATCAACGTGGGGTCAAGCAGTGTTGGCAAGGTGAATCCACCATTGGCACCAGTCAACGTCATCGACGCACGAAGCGCGTCAACTTCCTCAGCGTTGAAGAAAGAGTTTTGACCCTGTGTCTTCATCCATGAACCAAAAGCGGAACGGTACGCAGGTGAGCCGTGAACAAGTGCGTGCACAGCGGCGCCTGGAACGTTCTCAATCTTGTCAATGATGACTTCACGATCAGCGTCAGAAACGCCGCGGCCTGAAGTCTCAAACGCGGTAATGGCACGAGCAACAGTGTCATTGCTGTAGTCATCGCTGCGCAGAGCAGAAACGTTCTCAAATGGGTCCTGACGCACAATCACGTTAGGAACAGAGAAACCGGCTTCACGCTTGAACGTGGTAGGTGCAGCGTTGATTTCTTCCAACTTGGCGGCGCGAGCAATCGCGTCATCCTGTGCTGCTTTCTTGCTGTCCCACTCGGTGATGCATTCAGCGTAACGAGCTGCTTGCTCCTCAGTTGGGTTTTCTAGGGCGTCAAGCTCGGTGATCTCGGTACGCAACGCGTCCAGCTCGCCGGCCAGCCCTTCAATTCGGGTGCTCATTTAGAGGACCCCCTTCTCCCTGGCCTGACGGCGCAAGGATTGAAATGAATGGTTTGTCCGCGCAGAGTGGTCATCAATGACCGGCTCCTCGGCAGCGGCCTCAAGTGAGGTGCTGGAATCCGTGTCAGCAACTTCGTCAAGTCGCATCACGGGAATCTGTAGAAGGCTGGCCACTTCGGCACGCTGGTCAGCGTCCAAGTTGGCAAGCACTTGAGCGATGTCTTCGGCACGCACACCAAGAATCGCAGCAGTCTCATAAGCGGGGAACGGAGTAGGTCCGTATTCGCGCATCGCAATCTCCGTTCGAGTAACAGTCTTAAGGGACCCATCGGCAGCAGGCCTGAAACCACCGCGGGGAGTAGCAATGTCCGAGCGCACAAACGAGCCACTGAAGGACTGAGCGGTAATCGCACCAGTGCGAATACCCTCAAGCACCTGGTCAGCCACAGGCGTGTTGTTGTATCGAGTAACCGTCAACAGCCCACGCTCATCAGCGACAATGCTTTCCGGCG